AGTTTAGAAACATCTAGCCGTGTTACTCACGTTCTTCAAATGACTAAGAATGAAATCTATGAGCGTACTGCTCGTGGGTTGTGGTTAGATGGTGTAAGTGAAGGTCGTCAACAGCAGTACTCATCTGTTGCTATGGGCAGTGGATTACAGAATGCTCAAGACAAAGCTCAAGGTATGCAACCACCTGAGCCTAATGACTCTAGCACTCCTATTGAAATGTTAGAGCAACATTGCTTTATTGACTTTGATGGTGATGGATATGCTGAGCCGTACATTGTGTATGTGCGTAGAGACAACAAGAAGGTTGCTCGTATTGTTGCTAGATACACCAAGAAAGATGTTGAAGTAAATCCAGACGGTGTAATCTTAAGCATCAAAGCAGAGCAGTACTTTACTAAGTATCCATTTATCCCATCTCCTGATGGAGGTTTCTATGACCTTGGGTTTGGAGTTCTTCTTGGACCACTTAATGAGTCCATCAATACTATCATCAATCAATTGGTTGATGCGGGAACTATGGCTAATACTGCTGGTGGTTTCCTTAGCCGTGGTATTAAGCTTCGTGGTGGCAACTATAGTTTCAATCCTATGGAGTGGAAACACGTAGACACTACTGGAGATGATCTGCGTAAAGGTATTGTTCCATTACCAGTACGTGAGCCTTCACAAGTCTTGTTTACATTGCTTAACCTACTTATTAACTATGGCGAACGCATTGGTGGTTCTGTAGATATTCTTTCAGGTCAAAACCCTGGACAGAATACTCCTGCTGAGACTACTCGTACTATGGCTGAACAAGGCATGAAGATATTTAACGGTATCTTTAAACGTACTCACCGCAGTCTTAAACAAGAGTTTCGTAAGCTGTATCGCTTAAACCAAATCTTTGTTACTGAAAACACACCTTACGTATCTAACGCTAAAGGTTCTGGCATTGTGTTGGCATCTGACTACGAAGGTCCTGTGACTGATGTTATGCCTACAGCTGACCCAAGCATTACATCTGATGCTCAACGTCTAAACCAAGCTGCTGCTATTGCTGCTAGGGTTGCTGCTACACCAGGTCTGTACAACAGATACGAAGCTGAGTACACATTCCTTAAAGCAATTAAGGTTACTAACATTGATAGGATTCTTCCAGATCCTAAAGGTCCTAATGCTGTTCCTGCGCCTGTCAATCCTAAAGTACAGATTGAACAGATGAAGCAACAAGCTAAGCAAGCATCAGATCAACTTAACATGAAGATGGCTCTTCTTAAACTAATGGGAGAAGCAGAGTTAAACCAAGCACAGATTCAAAAGTTAGAAGCCGAAGTAGAAGCAATCAAGATTGGTATTGTTACTGAAGGCGAGAGAATGCGTATTCAAGAAATCAATATGCAGATTGGTCTACAACGTGAACGTAGAGAAGGTGTTCTTAGTGCTATCCAAACTATGAACAGTGTCTACGAGAGAATGGCTGCTGGTAAAGAAGAAGGCAGCACACCAAACATGGAGATGCCACAACTTCCATAGTAAGGGTTTTTAAGGAGAGAGAATGGAAATAGTAAGTACTGACAACTTTGATGAATGGAAACATCACCCAGTAACTAAACGTCTAATGAAGATGCTTAGTAATGACCGTGAAGCCATGAAAGAAGGATTAGTCAACAATGCGTTTGACGATGAGCAAGAGGTTAAAGGTAGATGCCGAGCAATCGCAATTATCTTGAACTTAGAGTATGAAGACCTGTTTGAAGTAAAGAGAGAAACAAATGAGCAATGAAAGCGGTATTAACCCTGTAGGTTGGCGGGTGCTTATTAAGCCCCAAGAAGTAAGAGAAGTCTCCAAAGGGGGAATTATCCTGACAACAGAGAAGTCCAAAGAACGAGAGCAGATGGCTAATACCACTGGGATTGTTATTGCAATGGGCGATCAATGTTATGCCGATGAACCTGCACCTTGGTGTCAGGTTGGGGATAAGGTAATCTTTGCTAAGTACGCAGGTCTGTTGTACTTGGGTAAAGACGGACAAGCATATCGAATGGTTAACGACAAGGACATTACAGGTACGTTAGATGCTGACGTAAGTCTGGTTGATCCTTACTTAGCTAAAACATAAGTTGACATTCTTTAAAATACAGGAGTAAGATATGAGTGAAGAAAATGTTACTAGTAACGAAATTGCACCAGAGATACGCCAAGAGGCTGAATCTCAAGGGTGGGTTCCAAAAGAGAAGTTTCGTGGAAACGAATCTGATTGGGTTGATGCTGATACGTTTGTAAAGCGTGGTCGAGAGATTCTTCCTATTCTGCGTAAGAATAATGAGAACCTCATTAAAGACTTAAACGCTACAAAAGAACAGCTCAAAGAGTTTCGTGAAGCAGCAGAAGAGTTTAAAAAGTTTCAGAGAGAAGCTTACGAACGTAAGGCTCAGGACTACGAGAGACGTATCCAAGAAATTAAAGAAAGCCGTGCTCAAGCAATTAGCGATGGGGACGGACAGAAAGTCAATGCTTTAGATGATGCTCTTGATGCAGCTAAAGATGAACTTAAAGAAGCTAAACAAGCGGCTAAGGATGCTGAAAAAGCACCGACTGAAATGCCAACTAGTAGTGAGATTGACCCTGGGTTACAACAGTGGTTAGATCGCAATACTTGGTTTGGTCAGGATAAGCGGATGACTGGCATTGTTAACGGTATTGGTGAAAGCCTTCGATTAGAGTTCCCTTTGCTTAAAGGACAAGCATTTCTAGATAAGCTTGACGAAGTGTTAGCAGAAGAGTTTCCAAACAAGTTTGGGGAAAAGAAAAGTCCCGCTAGTCGAGTGGAGTCTGGTTCAGGAAGAGCAAGTCGTGGTAGCAGCAGTAATGCCCAAACCTATGACAACCTCCCTGCAGATGCCAAAGCTGCATGTGATCGGTTTGTTAAGCAAAAGCTTATGACCCGTGAACAGTACGTAGCTGATTTTGACTGGTCTTAATTTATAACTTGAAAGGAAATTGATATGCCCCGCGCACTAAATGAGTTTGAAAAACGTGATCGTCTGGTAGCTAAAATGGAAGAACGCAAAGCAGCAGAGGCTGCCCCAGCACCAGCATCAAACGGTGCAACTCGTAAAAAACGTAACGTGTTTAATGGCACGGAAGCTAAGATAAGTGTCCAACAACAGATAGAGGGTTATCACCTACATGTCTTTACAGACACAGGTGGTCGTATACAACAGGCTATGGATAGTGGCTATGAGTTTGTAACTCCTGATGAAGTTGGAGGCGTGAGTGAGAATGTGGTTAGCCGTAATGGTGACCTCGGAGAAAGAATTAGATACCTCGTAAACCCTCGTGCCGAAGGCACAGAGCAATACGGATATCTGATGAAGATTCGGCAAGAATGGTACGAGGAAGATCAAGCTGAACTTCAGGCTAAAAACAATCTTATTGACGCTGCGGTTCGTAAGGGCAAGATCACTGGAGAAAATCCATCGTTCTATACCCCTAGGGACGGGATCAAACTTAACTAACGTTTTAAAGGAGTCTTAAATGGCTAACGTAAACAAACCCAACGGGTTCAGTCCTGTTGGTAACTTGCTAGGTGGCAAGTGGAATGAGCAGGGTCGCTTGTATGCTATCCCTACCTCTGACACTACCAATAGCTATGCAATTGGTGATTGCGTAATGTCTGCTTCTGGTTCGGATGCCAACGGTGTTCGTAACATCCAGAAGTGGGGTGGCGCAACTACTACATCAGCTTTGCCTTTGGGCATTATTGTGGGCATTCGTGTTGCTGATCCAAGTGTAAGCTTGGTTGGTAACTCTTTGTCTTTAGAGAAGGCATACATTGCAGCTGGTACTCGTACTAGCGTTCGCTATGTGTATGTTGTGGATGATCCTTTTGTTCTATTTGAAGCTCAGTTTGATAGCACTGGTGCTACACAAGCTCAGTTGTCTATGAACGCTGCTGTGACCATCTCCGCTGCAAACCAAACATCGTTGAGCAACAGTGCTCCGTTTTCTGACATGGTTCTTACTGGACCAGCAGTTACGGCTACTTTGCCAATCCGCATGTTGGGTGCTGTACAGAAACCAGACAATCAAGTGACCAGCGCAGCTAGTCCTTATGTCCGTGTTTTGTGCAAGTTCAACTATCACGAATACGGTACTATCGGCTCAGCTTCTGGCTCTGTCGTGAACTACCTTGCTGTTTAATTAAGGAGATAAATCATGGCTGGAGTTATTACTACCGCATCACATCCCAAAGCACTATGGCCTGGTATCAAGGCTTGGTGGGGACAGACTTACAACGAGCACCCAGAAGAGTATGTAGACTTGTTCGACAAAGACACATCTACTATGAACTACGAAGAAGACGTTCAATTGTCTGGCTTCGGTCTGGTGCCAATCAAGTCTGAAGGTCAAGGCACTGCCTATGACTCTGAAATCCAAGGCTTCACAACTCGCTATACACACGTTGCATACGCAATGGGTTATATCGTGACCAAAGAAGAAATGGATGACAACTTATATGAGCAAGTGTCTAAGAAACGTGCTGCTGCATTGGCTATGTCTTTCCGTCAAACGAAAGAAAACATTGCTGCTAACGTGTACAACCGTGCCTTTAATACTTCGTATTTAGGCGGTGATGGCGTAGCTCTCTGCGCTACTAACCATCCAAATACATCTGGTGGTACATGGGCTAACAAGCCAGCAGTTGATGTTGACTTGTCAGAAGCCGCTTTGGAAGACGCAGTGGTTGCAATCATGGGTCTGCAAAACGACCGTGGTTTGTTAGTCGCTATTCAACCAAACAGCTTGCACATTGCTCGCCAAGAAGTGTTTAATGCTCAACGCATTCTCCACTCTAGCTACCAAACAGGTAATGCCAACAACGACATTAACGTCATCAAGTCTGGCAATTACATCCCTGGTGGCTTTAAGGTAAACCACTACTTCACAAGCCCACACGCTTGGTTTATCCGTAACACCATCCCAGGTGGTACAGGTATGAAGTACTATGAGCGTCACGCTATCACGTTTGATCAAGACAATGATTTCGATACTATGAACGTTAAAGCCAAAGGCTACGAGCGTTATAGCTTCGGATGGTCTGATCCTCGTGCAGTGTGGGGTTCTAACGGTCCTTAATCGTTACTAGTAACATTCCCCCTCCCTAAAAAGAGGGGGTTCTTTTTATAAAGGATATTTATTATGGGATACGAAAAACGTAAAGCAATGGGTCAGAAACCTGATCCAACTAAAGTCAAAGCTAAAGGCGAAGAGAAAAAGATGCCTGCTGCTAAGAAAATGGCTGCTGCTAAAAAGATGATGTCAAAAAAGAAAATGTGACATAGAATGTGTTCTCCAATGACGCTCTAGCAATAGAGCGTTGTTTAATGTAAACAACGTCAAAGGATATTTATTATGGCTTCTCCTACCCGTTTTCCTGCTGGTGTATCAACACAAGCAATTGGTTCTACTTTAGGTCAATTCCCTCTTCCTGATCCCACAGAAGTTTGTTTTGATTTTCACGACTTTAATGAGTACGTTGCTGGCGACTGGACTGTTACCAACACAACTACTCACCAAACAATTGGTTTAGTTGCTGGTGCTGGTGGTTTAGTATCTACTGTTGGTGGTGCATCTAGTGTTACTAGCGATATTGGTGCTATTCAAACTAACCCACTAAACTTTAATATTGCCACTAACACAACCACAGCAACTGCTCCTCCCACTCAATTAGGTTGGTTCTACTGTGGATTTAAAACTACTACAGCTATTAATGACCAACTACAAATTGGTATGACTAGTTCTAATGCTACGTTAGCTCCTACTGACGGTATCTACTTTAACAAAGCTGCTGGTTCTACTAGCGTTACTTTTGTTGTTCGTAAAAGTAGTTCTTCATTAGCTGCTACTGCTTATTCAACAGGATCAACAACTGTTGCAACTCTTGCTAATGCAACATTTATTCGTCTAGGCTGGTACTACGATGGTAAAGGCAACATTGATGTATTTGTTAATGATGCAAAAGTTTGTTCTGTTGACGTAGGTGTGTCTACTGGAACAATGGTTTCTACCTTCCCCAATGCTGTAAACCTAGGTATGGGTTTTGGTTGTAAGGCTGCTGCTACTGCTCCAACTACTGCTGACATGATTGTTGACTTTATGATGGCTGCTCAAACTCGTGCCTATTAATTAGGAGAGTCACATGGCTAACTCAGTAACATTTCAAACCCTTGAGGAGGGTCCACGCAATATTATTGTTAAGGCAGCAGGAGTGCTTGACACTTCTGACTACGCTCTTAACACTTTTATTAGCATGGCATCTAGCAATCAAGGTGGTCTTGGACCAACACCTACGCAAGTACGTATTGACCACATTGACTATTCCGTTAGCGATCAGCTAGAGGTTCAGTTATGGTGGGATGCTACGTCTGACGTTATTATTTTGCCCCTAGCAGGGCGAGGTCGTATGTCATTCTGGAACTTTGGTGGTCTAGTTAACAATGCTGGAGCTGGTAAAACTGGTGATGTATTGATTAAGACTACTGGTTGGACATCTGGTACTCAGGTGTTCTCTATCATTCTTGAGTGCGTCAAACAGGGTCCTAATCTGTGATGGATTACCAAAGCCTTTTAAACGCTGGTTTGGTACTTGTGTCCTCAGTCACGGGCTGGTTTGCCCGTGAACTGTGGTCTGCTGTTAAAGAACTTAAATCTGATCTAGCTAAACTCAGAGAAGATCTACCCAAAGAGTACGTTGCTAAAGACGACTACAAGGATGATATTCGAGAGATTAAAAGCATGATTGGAAAGATTTTTGATAAGTTAGATAACAAATCGGACAAGTAACATGTCTCAAATGATTGTTCCTAGTAACGCCAAAGAAGCTCAAATTAGTGCCACCATCATTCGTGCTGATGGTACTGTTGAGCATCTTGGTGTTGTAAGCTATTGGCACAAGAACCCACTCAAACGTATATTTTGGAGTATTAAAAAATGGCTACTCTCTTAGTTAATACTGGTAGAGCAATCGTAACCAACAGAATTAAAGGTTCTGGTACAGAGCCTTTGTATGTTGCTTATGGAACTGGTGCTGGTACTACTGGTGCCACTGACACCACTTTGTTTACAGAGACTGGTACTCGTGTATCTGGTACTAGTACACAACAGACTACATCTACAACTAACGATACCTACCAAGTAGTTGGTACACAGACTGCTGGTGGTACTCTTGCTATTACTAATGCTGGTTTATTTGATGCGTCTACTTCTGGCAACTTGTTTGTCAAAGGTGACTTTTCAACAATCAACCTTAGCTCTGGCGATTCAATCCAGTTTACATTTAAGACTCAATTCAGCTAAGGAGTCCTAGATGGCTCTAGCCCTTAATGATCGGGTACAACAGACGGGTACGGCTAACACAACTGTTAGCTTTACTCTATCTGGTTCAGTAACAGGCTTTCAGTCTTTTGCTGTTGTTGGTAATGGCAATACTACGTATTACACTGCCACAGATGCTTCTGGTAATTGGGAAGTAGGCATTGGTACGTACTCAACTACTGGTCCTACTCTTACCCGTACAACCATACTTGCTTCTAGTAACTCTGGTAGTGCTGTTACGTTCTCTGGAACGGTTAATGTTTTTGTTACTTATCCAGCTGAAAAGTCTGTTAACCAAGATGCTAGTGGTAATGTCATTAATGCTGGAAACATTACTGGTGCTAACCTAATAGCTAGTAACGGTATAGTTGCAAATAATAAAACTGTTGCTGCTAGTTACACAATAGCCACTGGTTACAACGGACAATCTGTAGGTCCCATAACTGTAGCTTCTGGTCAATCAGTAACTATATCTAGTGGATCACGTTGGTTAGTGTTCTAACATGTTTGGTGTATCTGCAATAGCCCAAGCACCCTACGCTTCGTTAGGGACTGTAACAACATTGCAAGCTATTACTGCTACTGTTACTTCTACTGTTGTTCTAGTTAAACAAATTCAAAAGTATGTAACTGCAACTGGTACATCTACAGTTAGTCTGTTGAAGGCTATGACTAGAACTTTGTCGTTCTCTTCTACATCTACAGTAACACTACTTAAGTCTATTTCTAGAACCTTAAGTGTTGCTTCTACAAGTACTGCCACTATAGTACTCAGTGTTTTAAAAGTGTTGTCTATAGCCGTTACGTCTACAGTCAACATTGTTAAAACTGTTGCAAAATATGTGACTGCTTCTAGTACTTCTACTAGCACTATCCTAAAAGATATTGTAAAAACTGCTTTTAATATAGCGTCTACAAGTACAACAGCCCTACTTAAAAGAGCTGGGTTAATTCAATCAGTTGTTACTAGTAGCACTGCAACTATGGTTAGGTCTACTCTAAAGAAGGTAACAGCATCTGTAAGTAGTACTGTAGTATTACTTTATGGGTTTTTCTTTAATAGAACACTGTCTGTAACAGTTACAACAACTGCAACTATATCTAGACTGCTATCTTTGTTTAGAGACATTGTGGTTACACCTGTAACCTCTACTATGTCTATTATTACTTTAAGAGGTGTAACTCTTGTTGTTTCTGTCATACCAAGTATCTACATACTCACCAAGACTTCTAGGTTTGTGTTATTAGTAACAACCGTTTATACTACTGTCGTAAGCTACATTCACCGAGTCCTACCTAACGTTGTAGACACACTCTTTGTTCCTACAAAGAAGATTGCTGTCAAAGTTGCTGGATTTGTTAGCGTACTAGTTAGACCAAAAAAGACTAATATAGTTGCTTCAAAACAGGATGACATTTATGGCTGAAAGCTTCTCTTACAAATTTACAACTGAAGTCAAATCGTTATCGTTTGACTTTAGTCAAGTGCTGGCTAGTGGAGAAACAATTTCTACAGCAGTTTGTACTGTTGTTGTTATAGATGGAACAGATTCAACTCCTTCTAACTTATTGTCTGGTGGTGCAACTATCATTGGGTTTAAGGTATACCAACAAGTACAGAATGGTGTAGCTGGTGTAACCTATAGACTAGTAGCTACCATAACAACTAGTGCTGGTAACACATTAGTTGCTTTGGGTGACCTACCCGTATACAGTACCACTGAGGTGCAATAACTATGTCTTACAAACCTAGATGGGACAATGGTAGTTGGAACGTCATCTGTGACGTATGTGGTCGCCAGTACAAAGACAGTGAACTACAACTTCGTTGGGATGGGTTTATGGTTTGTAGTGGTGATTGGGAACCTAGACAACCACAAGACTTTGTACATGGTGTTGCAGACATCCAAGCACCTAAGTGGGCTAGACCAGAACAGACTGACTACTTTATTCCCATTTACAATGGACGGACTAATGCAGTGAATAGTAACGCTCTCAACTCTTCACAAATCAATTAAGGGCTTGTTATGGGAATGAAATTTACTAACAACGCTAGTACAACGCTACAGTTAATACTTAGTAGTAGTGCTACTACTTTGACTGTTTCTAGTGGAGGAGGTAGTGCATTTCCTTCTATTAGTGGTAGTGATTACTTTTACAGCACATTAACCAACTCATCTAACGCTATAGAGATTGTTAAAGTCACAGCTAGGTCTGGTGATGTGTTTACTATTGTTCGTGGTCAAGATGGTACAACTGCTAATACTTGGAACAGTGGTGACAAATTAGAGTTACGTTTAGTAGCTGCTAGTCTCAATAACTTACCTAAGTTAGATGAAAGCAATAGCTACACAGTATTGCAAACAATGGGTCAAGGTATTGTTGGTGGTCCTTGGACTACAGCAGGTAGACCTACTAGCCCTACAACAGGACAGACTGGTTACAACTCTACTCTCAATAAGAATGAGACTTGGAACGGTTCTAACTGGGTTGCTAGTGGTGGTGCTACAGGTGGTGGTGGTGACGATGTGTTCTACGAGAACAGTTTAATTGTTAACAACAGTTACACTTTGAGTACTAGTAAGAACGCTATGTCTGTTGGTCCCATTACCATAGCAAGTGGTAAAAGTGTTACTATCCCTAGCGGTCAACGCTGGTTAGTTTTTTAAGGAATAAACATGGCTTCTATAGTCTCAGCAGGAACCACA